GCAACTTCTATAGATGGCACAGGCTTCCTAGGAACTAGCTTGCGCTTTTTGGGCCTTTTAAGGGGCTGCTATGCTTGCTTAATCTTTTTCTTGGGTTTGGGTAGCTCTTGTATGACGTAAACGCTCTCAAGCGTTGTAAACTTAATTTTACATTTTAAGCATTGCCGCATTCTAGTTTTGCCATTTTTTACATCGCGAGGCTTGCTGTGCCATACCTTTAATTCTGAGGATTTGCATTTTGGACAGTGTAACATTTTATCTTCACTTGTTTTTGTGGCTTGATGTGTTAGTGTATATTTAACCCCAAATTGGGACGCAGTGCAATGCCATCAGGTAGGGATAAAAATGTCAGACATAAAATGGGCAGCAGATAAGGTAGAGCGTAGGCAACTTTCAGAGCTTATCCCTTATGACCGTAATTCTAAAATACATCCAGATTCACAAATTGACCAATTGGCTAACAGTATCCGTGAGTGGGGCTGGACTATTCCAATCTTAATTGATGAGAAAGACACTGTGCTTGCTGGTCATGGGCGGTTATATGCGGCTCAAAAGTTAGGTTTATCTGATGTTCCTTGCATGGTCGCGGAAGGATGGTCAGAAGAAAAAAAGAAGGCTTATGTTATAGCTGATAACAAATTAGCTGAAAAAGGTGGCTGGGATAATGCGCTTTTGTATGCGGAGCTTAAATCAATTAATGATAGTAGCTTTGACCTTGCTTTGATGGGGATGGAAGATGATTTCAAGTTAATGGATTTCAGCCCAAATTTAGAGCCTTCATTCAATTATAAAGAGGTAGATGAATCCGCTATCAATAAGGCTAATGAAGGAATGGGCAATCAAATTGATTCAATACAAACAGATAAATCAAATGATGGAATTGAAGTGATGTGTCCATATTGCGCTGAAACATTTAAATTCTCAGGCACATAGAATGAATGAGTTGCAATTAAAGTTTGATAACAAAAACTGGCGGTTTGCTAAGACAATGCCGAAAATACCTCATTATTATGCAAGGCGTTCTGAGTGGGGTGACGAAAAAGATTTTGAAAGGGTGGTTCAATACATAAGAGACAATGGCGTGTCAGAAAGGTTTTTTAGCAAATCATTTATTTATTTCTATATGGGCGGTTGGAAATATTGGACTATGGGTGAGCCATTAAATGAAACTCAGGTTATAAATAGAGCATCTGCATGAAATACATAATGAGAACTTGTGATGGGCGTGAAGATTATGCCGCTTATCTTCATAAGCACATAGATGGGCTGATTGAGTGCAAGGATTCAAATAAAGACCCTATGGGCAACTTTATGAAAGCGTTAGAAATGGCGGGGGATGAACCCGCTATACATTTTGAAGATGACGCAATATTGACTAAAAATTTTATCAATAAATCAAATTCTGTAATTGCTGAAAGGTCAAATATGGTTTGCCAGTTTTTCTCAATGAGAAAGGCTGATTTAGAAATTGGTTCAAGAATAGAAAATGGTTCAAGTTTTCTGGCGGCGGTTTGTTTTTATTTGCCGCCTAAAATGAGCAAAGGTCTTAGAGCTTACTTCCCTAATTGGGAAAGGTGGAGTGAGCATCCTACAGGGCTTGACTTAACTATTGCTGATTACCTTAAAAAAACAAAACAAAAATATTATATTCATTGTCCAAATTTGGCTGACCACAGAATAGGTAAATCAGAGATTGATAGCAGACGCTCAAGTAAAAGAGTGAGTCTTACATTTGTAGATGCGGAGGAATAATTATGGATGTTGGTTGGAATCATAAGTTAATAGATGACCAAAAAGCAAACCCAGTAGTTTTCGCTACGGAAGTCAAATTGCCAAACGGTGTTATATTTCCAACTGAGCAACATATGCAAAAGATTTTCAAAACGGAATCATTTAAAGCAAAGGCTGGGAGATTAAAAACATGGGGAAGGTCAAAAAGCAGTGATGGAAAAGTTTTGTATGAAGATGACCCGCACTGGATAGCGGTGAGGAACGGCACTCCTCTCCATATGGACCCGCCTTATCCTAGATACAGTCATCATTTAAAAATTCGTGTTGATGAGGGCATATTTGTTAGAGGCCTTGATAAAGTAGAATTGAAATTAACAACAGGAACATTTTATATTTTAGATACTCATAGTCCACATCAGGTTTTTAACAAAAGCCCAATAGATGGGTGGAATATAGCGGTGTCTATTGATAGTTATAAAAAGTGGGAGCCTCAAAAAGCTATCAATACTTGCATTGATTTTGCTTTGAGTAATTCATTTGCTTCATGAAAATATATTTGAAAGAAAATGTGTGGGATGTAGCACTCCAACGAATAAATAGAATATTTGATGACTTTGATAATGTTGTCATTTCAACATCAGGCGGCAAAGATAGCGCAGTGACTATGGAGCTTGCCTTAAAGGTGGCTGAGGAACGTGGACGCTTGCCTTTGAAGATGATGTTTCTTGACCAAGAAGCTGAATACCGCATGACTATTGAGTATATGCGTAAGGCTATGGCAGACCCTAGAGTTGAGCCAATATGGATACAGGCTCCCATAAAGCTGTTCAACGCCACATCTATGGATGACCCTTGGTTAATGTGTTGGGAAGAAGGCGGCGAATGGATGCGTCCTAAAGAGGACATCAGCATCAAGGAAAATGTATTCGGTACAGACAGATTCCACGATATATTCCCAAAAATTATAGACTATTACTTTCCTGATGAGTCAGCCTGTTATCTGGCTGGAGTTAGAGCAGAGGAAAGCCCTACTAGGCTGGCAGGGTTGACCACAGGCAAGACTTACAAGGAAATAACGTGGGGAAAGAAGCTGAATGAGAAGAAGGGGCATTATACGTTCTACCCACTCTATGATTGGTGTCTTTCTGATATTTGGAAAGCTATACACTCAAATGGATGGGATTATTGTCAAATATATGATGAATTATATAGATATGGCATAGCACCACATAAAATGCGGGTATCAAACCTACATCATGAAACCGCTGTCCATAGTTTGTTTTTCTTGCATGAGATTGAAGGGGATACATGGGATGCCTTAGCAAAAAGGCTGAGCGGCGTTAATCAAGCCAAACATATGCAAAAACATGAAATGTTCGCGGTTCAAAAATTGCCGTGGATGTTTGGTACATGGAAAGAGTATCGTGATTACCTTACTGACCATCTAATTACAATGGATGACCATAAGCGGCGGTTCAAAAAAGAATGGGCAAGGATGGATGATGTATATGACCAAATGCTATTCCCAGAAGATTTGTTCAAGAAGCAAATTGGCTCATTGTTGGTAAATGATTGGGAGTTTGTAAAACTGGCTGGGTTTATCAATAGTCCAGCGATGATTACCTACCGTGATTGGAAGAAGGGTAATCTGGGAAACAGGACAAGAACTGAAGCTAACCTCAGATATGTGAAGGAACACCTCAGATGAGCGTCACAGAATTAGATAACAACTGGCATATTGAGGCGGCTGATTTAGCAACCCATCAAATTGATGAAGATATGAAGGGGATGACAGAAGCCCAGCAAATTGAGTTTTTAGAAACAATAAAGGCCAATATACACCAACGAAGCCCATTAAACACTCAACCAGTAGATTATGTGCGATGGGTAGATGTTAATGATGTGCAAGCTAATGATTACAACCCTAACAGCGTAGCAAGCCAAGAAATGCACTTGCTCTACACATCAATATTGCATGATGGGTACACACAGCCAGTGGTCACAATCTATGATGAAGATATTGGCAAGTACGTTATCATTGACGGTTTTCATAGATACTTTACCTGTAAGAACAACGATGACATCAGGGAGCGTAATAAAGGGCGGCTTCCTATTGTTGTTTTAGAAAAAGATATGAATGACCGCATGGCATCAACCGTAAGGCATAATCGAGCTAGGGGTAAGCACTCAGTAGGCGGTATGTCAAACATGGTGTTCAGTATGCTTGATAACGGCTGGTCAGATGCAGATATATGTAATCACTTGGGTATGGAGCCAGATGAGTTATTACGTCTGAAGCATATAACAGGCTTTTCAAAATTATTTGCAGATGCAGAATACAACAAGGCATGGACAACTAAGCATCAAATCCTTTTGAAGAAAAAGGTTGCTGAAGAAGAATCTGAGATTAACTGAGAAATTGTGATAACGTAGAGCTATGACAAACAAAATTACACCAGAGCTTAGACAGACTATCAGGGATGAGTTCGTGCATGGGTACACAAATGCAGAAGGCCAGCGTGTATATCCAGCCGTTGAGGCTCTATGCAAGCGGCATGATGTGGCTAGGGCAACCCTTTACAGATTGGTTGATAAAGAAAACTGGCAAGCAGAGAAAAATCGTATCCAGACTGAAATAGAGCAACGTCAGGATGCAGAGCGTTTAGAGCGTATGCTGGCAAGCGGCAAGCAGTTAGATGACAGAGCTTTAACTATCGCGCAGGGTATGTTGCAGAAGGTAGCGACAAGGATGCGTAGAGGGTTCGCGGATGAAGAAGCCAACCCCCAACACGGCGGTTTAGAAACTGAGACTTTAAGGGAGTTGTCTCA